GCCCTTTGACGATGACCGGTATTCAGCCGGCTCCGACAAAGGTCTACGACTGCACGTGTGTCATGGAGTTCATGCTTCCGGAGAGATCCACCCTGGCGGAGCGTCAAGCTCTGTTCAGTAAAGTGGCCTCTCTGTTCGCACGTACCATCAACGCTTCCGACGGGTCCCCGACAGATTCTACCGGGGTACCGCTGGAGACGGCGGTGACTACGTTCGAAACGGTGTACTAACAAGTACACTTTCTTAGCATTAACTCTAGGAGGTTGCCATGTCTTCTAAGAAGTATGGCGGTAGATTCCATAAAGGAATCTCAAGCCACCGCGTTCCTGAGGATTTAACTCCTCAGGCAATAGAGTCGTTCTTATCTGCCCTGGACTGTCCCCGGGCTTTATCAGTTGCCATCCTCTTCAGAAATGGAGAGCATGAGCAGCTAGCAAAGCTCGAGTTCGATCCGAAGTGTTACAATGATCTTGTCACACTTAGGGACTCCTATGCGGCTACCAAGTTCTTGTCAAAGTTTAAGGGGTTAACCCTTAATTATGACCTGGACAAGGTCGCTCTCGAGAAGTTTGAGAAATTCGAACTTCTTTGCAAGGAGACGAATCGTCGCTTTCGGAACTTACAGCTCGACCGTAAATTCACCGGTCGAGTCGTTTGGCTGCACAATGCAGTCATTCGTAAAATTGCTAAGATCTTAGGCGACTTTTCAGCAGATGAGTTCTTCTCTATGCCTAACTGGGGTCCTGGTGCCTCGACGCTAATCAAGCGGAGAGATGCCAGTCCAGCTAAGAAGTTCCGGTGTGAAACCGGAATTACGCGTGATCTGTACTCCCTTGTTCCCTGGGAAGTCCTTGAGGGTGCTTACCCTCTTTGGTCTTCCGTTCTTGTGGATTCGGGTTTTCCGAATTTTCAAGTTGGGAATAAGGTGATCACTGTACCGAAGGATTCAACCACCAATCGAGTTATCGCCGTTGAACCTGGAATCAATTTATGGTTCCAAAAGTCCATAGGTGATATGATTGGGAATAGACTCCGACGGTATGGGGTCGACTTACGCTACCAGTCGAGGAATCAAGAACTTGCTCGGAAAGGGTCTATTGACTCTTCCCTTGCGACTATTGATCTCTCTTCTGCTAGTGATTCAATTGCGTCTTCCGTTGTTGAGGAGTTACTACCTCAACGATGGTTTACGCTCTTGAATTGCTGTCGATCTCATTATGGCACTCTAAGCAACTCTACCAGAAAATGGGAGAAGTTCTCCAGTATGGGGAACGGCTTCACTTTCCAGTTAGAGTCGTTGATATTCTACGCAGCTGCTTCATGCTGTGCGGAATATCTACACATCAGCTCTGCTGATGTGAGCGCGTACGGAGACGATGTTGTCATCCCCGCGCCTTGCTTCGAGTTGTTCTCTGAGTTGATTGATTTCTACGGCTTTCAGCTAAACGAGAAAAAGAGTCATTATGACTCATTGTTTAGAGAAAGCTGCGGAGCTCATTTCTACTCAGGAAGGGACGTAAAACCAATCTATCTCAAAGATAGAGTGTTATCTGTTCCAGCGATTTATCGCCTAGCAAACGCTATCCGACGTCTCGCTCACAGACATAACTTCCGTTATGGATGTGATGCTAGATTTCGGAATGTGTTTGATCACCTTGTCTCTAGGGTTCCTAAACCTTTTCGGTTTATGATCCCCGAAGGCCTTGGTGACGGTGGCTTCATCTCTAACTTTGATGAAGCTACTCCTAGCCGCGCGGGACACGGAATTGAAGGTTACCGTGTCCGTAACGTGGTGGAGGTAAGTAAAACTTATCAAGATGACACAGTGGGCTATTTACTAGCCTCACTTTGGCAGCTTCATGCGAGCGTAGACCTCGATTTTGGTTTCCGCGAGCATTTAGCGACGTCTCTTCTTCGACTCTCTACAAGGGGAGTTGAAGAACGCCATCTTAGGCTAAAAGCGATCACTAGTTTTCTTAATACTTCCACTCGTTCGGATCGTAACTCCGTTCCGTTGAGTGGTCGTACTAAGTTCAAATTAGTGAATAGCCTAAGTCAGCAGTGGTACGATCTCGGGCCCTGGATTTAATTAGGGCCTTTCCCGTTAAGGGTGGAGGGGATCTTTGCCCCCATAAAGTGAAGATAAG